TTGGAGTCCAGACGCTTCTGTTGGCGCAAAATACTATGAAGGTCCTGCTATTATCACTTCATTGCAAGCAAATGCTAATACTGGTGAAAATGCAACTTATTCAATCACATTGACAGGTAACGGTGCGCTCGAGTAGAAGACAGTTGCACAGGCATAATTAAAGAAATAAACGCTTTCTTTAAAGCAGGTATTCATAAATTTTCAAATTCATTAAAGTAAAGTAATTTTTAGTCCAGTTAATCTCTGTATTGACTGGACTTTTTAGTGTTTGTTAGATAACATTAGCAATAACAAATTATAAAATAATAAATTAATGGATAATATATGGATGAGGAAAAGATTAAATGTATTTACTATATTAAAGACACAAGAACAGATAAGATAATTTATATTGGTCAGACAGAAAATTATAAGCAAAGAAAATACTGTCATTTTGGTCATAAGAAAAAGCCTGTAGACAAATATATGTTTGAAGAAGGAAGAGAAAACTTTATAATGGAAATGTTTGATATAGACTGTTCAAATATGTCTGATGATGAAAGAAAACAGAAAGAAGATGAATTAATTATTAATTATGATACTATAAATATTGGATTTAATAAAAATCGATCAGGAATGATTTCAAAAAATGATAATTACGAAAGTTTTAAACGCAAAAGAACCTATAGAAATAATATAGAACATTATAAGAAATATCAGAAACAATATAAAAATACAGAAAAATATAAAGAATATACAAAAGATTATTATCAGAAACATAGAGAAGAAATTATAGAAAGATGTAAATTGTATCAAAGACAATATAGATTAAAGAAAAAACAAGAAAAAACAGCCTTATCAGAAGGCTAATAAATATTTAAAATTAAAAAGAAGAAATATGGATATTGAGATTAAAGGAGAAGTAGTAAAGCTTAAGTATTCATTTAGAGCTTTAATGATATATGAAAATATTATGAATAAATCATTTCAGCCGCAAGGAATAACAGAGATCTTGACTTTTATGTATTGTGTAATTTTAGGTTCACAAAAAGGATTGGAATTTACATACGATGAATTTTTGGATTTAATTGATACACAACCAAATTTAATAAAAGAATTTTCTGAATGGTTGACAGCTACAGTAGAGCAAAATAATGCTTTAATGATGAAGAATGTATCTGATGATGATAAGAAAAAAGCAACAAAGATAAAGAAGAACACAAAAAACTCTTGATAGCTCATCAAGTATTTCAGACTTTGGTGGTAGAAATGAAACTAATAAGTTTTGAATACTTTATGAGCGAACTTTAGGAATATGAAGTAGAATTATTCTATGATTCTTTGAAGTATGCCAACAGGCCAGAATGGGAACAGACAAGGTTACTGATGTATATTCTTGCCCAGGTTAATTCAAAGAAAAAACTGGAAATAACAGATTTAATGAAGTTTCCATGGGATGATAATTATGAAGAGTCAAATAAAGAATACAATGAAGAGGAACATAAGAGGTTAAGAGAAAAAGCCTTAATGATGGAAAAGATGTTGCAAGCTCAAAATAAAAAGGATTCTGAATAAGGATCCTTTTTTTGTCCCTGCTTATAAGCTAATAAATATAAAAATTCTATATAATTCAAATGGCTAATGACTTAAAAATAACCGCTTCACTTTAGGATAATTTATCAGGTGGGTTGAATACTATAACTGAAAGTCTTGGTAAAAATAAGAAAGCAGCAGAGCAGGCACAGAAATCCCTTAAGAATATGCAGGGTAGTATAAATTCTGTATAGTCTTCTTTAGCTGGGCTTATAGGGGCTTTTTAGTCTGGAAATTTTATTGCATTTGGTCAATAGGCTATTAATGCGGCAACTGCTATGGGTGGTTTGACAGGTGCGATGGGTGCAGCCACTGGAGCAGCAGGCGGACTTGGTGCAGCAATGACAGCAGCTTTGGGTCCAATAGGACTTATAGTTGGTGCTATTGCAGCAGTCGGCGCGGTTGGCTTTACAGCAGCAAAGGCAGCAAGTGAACTTGATACACACCTTGATAGTTTACAGTCTTTGACAGGTCTTGATGATACTGCAATGAAGGATATGTCAAAGGCAGCCGTTAATATGTCTAAAGACTTCAAAGCTTCTGCATCGGATATTGTAGATTCAATGAAGCTTATTGGTTCTCAGGCACCGGAATTGCTTAAGGATCAGGAAGGATTAAAGTCTGTTACAGCGGCAGCAAACACCTTGGCAGAAGCTGGCCAGATCGAGGTAGTAGATGCAGCAAAGGCTATTACAACCACAATGAATCAGATGGGTGTAGCAGCAAGTGATGCAAGCGGAATTATTAACACATTAGCAGCAGCTTCTCAACAGGGTGCTGCAGATATTGCATATTTGAATACAGCATTTGAAAAGGCTGGTACTATGGCAGCAAAGGCAGGCATGAGCTATGGTGATTTAGCAGCAGCCGTTGAAACAGTTGGTCCTAAGTTCTCTTCTGCAGAAGTAGCAGGCCAGAAATTACAGGCGACTTTACTTGCATTATCTGTTCAGGGTAATGATAATTTCAAACCTGCAGTTGTCGGTATGTCACAGGCACTTGATAATTTGGCAAAAGCTGAATTAACAGACGCTCAAATGAAGGAATTAGTTGGTGCAAGCTAGATAACTATGTTGCAGGCACTTATAGACGGTAAGGAACAATATAAGGAATTTACAAAGTCTTTGGTTGGAACAAACACCGCCTATGAAATGATGCAGCAGAATAATGACAACCTTGAAGGAACAATAAACAAACTTAAGTCTTCATGGGATGCATTCATGATTACACTTGGTGAAACTTCTTTTATATAGGGCGCTATAGGTCTTTTATAGGCTTTAATGGATGGTATTACAAGCATAATTAATCAGGTTAGCAATTTTATTGAAAAACTTGGTGAATTAGGTGGTACTTCTCCAATTATAGAAGCATTAAAAAATCCTTTTTTCCAATTAACAGCAGCTATTAAAATTTTAGGTGAAGCTATTTCTTTTGTAGTAGCTTTGGCAACAAAGATACTTGAAGGCTTTCAGGCATTTATTTAGCTTTTTGTGAATGGTGTAAAAGCAAGAATGCAAGACTGGGGAATTTGGGAACCTTTTGTAAAAGGTGTTAAGTGGATGTATGATAAAGTTATTGGTATCTTTAATGCAATAAAACAAGCATATAATGATTTGAAGAAATGGCTTGGTATGGAGGTTAAGGAAATCAATAAGACTGGTGGTAATATCGACATTACCAAACCTACTATAACCAATACAGATGTTAAATCACCTGTAGGAAAGACAGGAAAGACAGGAAAGACGACAAAGGTAAAGGTTAAGGTAGAGGCAGAACAGGGAAGTCTTGATGCACTTAAAGAAAAACTTACAAAATTACAAAAAACCCTTACAAGTAAAAAACTTTCTTTGGTTGACATTGAAAAAACAAACAATGAAATTGATATTCTTAAGAAGAAAATTGAGGATAAAGAAATTGAGCTTGGTATTAAACCAAAGAAAGGTGTATTAGAAAAGATTAAAGAAGAAATTGATAAGTTAGATAAACAGATTTATCAACTTGATCCGCGAATTGATAAAGCACAGATTCTTGATTTGTAGATAAAGAAGGGTGAACTTGAAGAGACAAAGAAAGAAATAGAAGAGGGTTTTAAACCAATAGAGGTTACTGTAGTTCGTAAATCAATAAGAAATATTGATAAAATTGATCCTAAAACAATAAGTTTACCAGAAGCAGAAGAAGCTTTATCACAATTAAATTCTGATTTAAGAAAGGAGACAGATAGAACTTCTGAAAATTATTAGCATTTAATTGATAGGATTAAGAAATGGACTGCCGTTAAGGAACAGAAAGAAATAGAAATCAATGCAGATTTATCAAATGCAGCAAAGGGCTCAATGAAATGGTTATCTGAAAAGAAAGCATACTGGCAGGGTAAAGTTGATCTTGCTGTTTATGGTACGCCTGAATATTATGAGGCAATGCAGCATGTCAATGAGCTTACGAAGCAAGAGAATAAGATTAAGCTTCAGATGGAAATCGACGGAATGAGTGACTTAGAAAAAGTTTACACATTTATGGACGGTTTTCACGCTATAGACGGAGTTGTTTCTTCTTTTGAAAGTTTATCAAATGCTATTAATGAGAATGCTAATGCATGGGAGATATTCATGGGTATTCTTTAGGCCTTTGAAAGTGTAATGGCAGCAGTTAATGCAGTTTCACAAATTGCAAATATGTTGTCTGGTATTGCAGCAGGTGTGAAAACAGCGGAAACAGCTTCTACATTAGCAGCTTCAACAGCGGAAAAGGAAAAAATGGCGACAGATACAGCAGCAGTTGCACCAACTACAGCGCAAACAGTTGCTAATAAAGCTCTTGAAGTTTCTTACCTTGATTTGGCATCAGCAATGATATTCGCAGCACATGCTTCTATTCCTTTTGTTGGTGTTGGACTTGCAACAGGATTTATAACAACAATGTTAAGTGTACAGGCGGCAACCAAAGCGGCAACACTTGCAATGGCGGCATTTGAAACTGGTGGTATTGTCGGTGGAAATTCATATCATGGAGATAGGCTTATGGTCCGTGTTAATTCCGGTGAAATGATTCTCAATGGTCGTTAGTAGAAAAATCTTTTCGATGCTATAAACGAGAACAGAATAAGCAATGAAAATTCTAACAGATTGTATGGAGAAGTCCAGGTTAAAGGAACTGATTTATACATTGCACTTTCTAACCTTGGAAAAATAAAGGCTCCGCTTGGAAAGCGTATTGGAATTAGATAATACATATAAAAAGAAATCATATAAAAATGGCATACTTACACGGAACATTTAAGGATTTGTCAAATAACACAATAGAGGTACAGGTGAGGTCAAAGAATGTGGACTATGTTGAATATGAAATATCAGATACAGATTTGGCTGACATCCATTTCTCTGACGATCCTGTAGAAATATCATGTGAGATAGATGATTTATTCACACATGTTATTAAGAAATCATGTACGATTAATCTTATAACAAAACACTATCTTGGTAACAGTTTCTTTGCTTATAACGAAGAGAATGTTTCTGTAAAGGTGTTTAAGAATAACGTATTGATTTTCAATGGGTTTGTAGAGCCTTATACATATTCACAAGGATATTCTCATGTCTATGATGAATTTACATTAAACTGTATAGATTATATGTCAACACTGCAATATAAGTATCTTACAGATGAACATACATGGTCTGAGCTTATACAAATGGTGGATATATACAGCTTTAATCATTATCTGAATATTATGGGATTCAGGGAAATAGGAAATGTTTTCTATGATATGTCAAAGACTTATGAGCCAGGTAATGAATGGGGGTCTTATTATTCTGTCCTTGGAAAAGCAGGAATATCAATGAATGTCTTTCTTGGTGATGGAGAGGATAAAATCATGAACTATGAGGAAATGCTTAATGAAATTCTTAAGTATTTCAATCTTCACATGATTCAGGAAGGGGATGATTTTTATATATTCGACTGGAAAACACTTGAAACGAACAAACAGACTCCCTGGACTTGTATATTGAAGAAGAAACTGTATGACTAGAATGATGAAGAAATAGAGAATAATGAAACTCCTGTTTCTTCTTTGGTACTTACAAATAAGGTTATTCAGAAATCAGATTATTCTTCTGATAATACTAACCTGTCTATGTCTGAAATCTATAATCAGATAAAGGCTAAATGTACGCTTTCGAATGTTGATGAAGTGATTACTTCTCCAACTGTTAAAGATGATGTTTTGGCATATTTCAATAAGCGAGAATTATTCATGACGGAATTTATTTCATATCATGGATATACTGATTCAATGACTGGAGCGAGACTAAAACAGATGATGTTGGGTCCTTGCGCCACTGATCCATATTCTAGAGAAATAGCAGGGTAGGAAACAAAAACTGCATTTACCATGGGATATGGTGGAGCAATGATAGCACCGCAAAATAACTGGGAATTACAGGACTGGTATGTATAGTGGCTTTATAATCCAAACTGGACTATTACCTATAAGAATGATGATATTCAGGACTTTATTGATATTGCAGGAGAAAAACGATATAATCAGCAGAAAATTATGAAACTTCTTCGCGAGAAAGATTCATTTCCAGCTTTGGTTGCAATTTCTACTGTTTAGGAAAGGGTTGCAAAAGATAATCAAGTACAGCGTTACCCGGCAATTTTGAATGAGCCTTCTGTTTATTTGGTTATATCTGCAAACGGGCGCGGAGATGATTCAGAAGCTGGGGCAAATGCAGTTAATCTGAGAAATCAGGAAGCAGCAGGAACTACTGGACTTTTTACTTACAATAATTCAACAGCGGCAAACTATTCTCCTTCTGATGATGATGCGACAAATTTCTTTATTTTTCAGGGAAATATATTCCTTTCGCCTTTGGTAAATGTAGCAGGATGGGAAGGTTATAAATTAGCATATACCGGATGGTAGGGAGGCGGTGCTTATTATGATAATGAAAGATCGAGACAGCATAGTCCTAATAATACATTCGGTGAATTAAGGGATAAGTTTAATGGATATAACGGTGACTGGGACAGGAATGTTTCGCGTGATGAAATCGGTCAGTATTATACACTTGGTGTAGAATTAGACGGAATGCCAGGAAAATCTCAGGGCGGATTTTACCAAAGACTTTTCTGGAAATCAGCGAATGGCGCAGAGAAAGAAACACCGGATCCATATTCTCTTTACATGTACCCGCCGGAAGATATGGATTATTATCATGCATATAATTATAACTACACGTCAGAAGGTAATGATTAGGATGAATACAAGAAATTTCCTGTTTTGGAATGTCAGTTAAAAATCGGCGAGAAATATCTGGTAGAAATAACTAACGGTTTGTTAAAAGAAAATCCCCGTTTTGGATGGTATAAACTTGAAGACTGTCCTTTCCTTAAAGATGAAGATGGAAATGATACGACAACAAGGAAAACTACCTTTACACTCGGGTTTGACCCTGAAATCGGACAGCCTATTATCGGAAAGGAATATGAATTTACAAACACTGCAGACGGACGTACAAGCGATAAGAAAGGTACAGCAGTTCCTATTAAGAAATCTGATGCGCTATCAGGAAAACTTGAATTTAAAATCCTTGGTATAGTCGGAACTCAATGGGATAACATAACGAGACGTCACCCTACACTATTCAGACATACTAAATGGTATCACAATATGGTTAATATCATGGAACACGTTTCTGCAATCTGGATAAAGGATTTTAAAATAGATATGTCAAGCAGTGTAGATTCTCCAGGTGTTATTGCAGAATCAAAGAACAAGGATCTTTTATACACAAGTGCGGAAGAGCGTAAATATATAAAGTCAAAAGATGATATAGAGTTTAAGATTAACTCACAGGTAAGTTCAGATGAGGCAAAAAACCTTGGATTATCAAATACGACTTCTGTTTCTAATGTAATAGACTTACAGACTAATTTAGGTCTTACGGGAATATACACATATGAAGATGAAAACAGTTTCAACAGGCCTGAGAAACTATATGTTGATTAGTATTACAACTATTATTCGAGGCCAAAGGTTATCTTAGAGACAGATATTTGGGATAATGATAATTACAGCATGCTTAATACTTTTCAGGTAAGTGGTTTTGGAAAGATGATAGCAACTGGATTAACAAAGAATTTAAAAACAAATTCTGTTCAGATCAGAATGAGACAAATTTAAATTTAAACATATGATTAGGATTGATACAACTACTATTCCAAAAAGAGAAGGTTCAGGAGGAGATACTACCATTATCAATAATGGCGGTTCTTCTTCTGGAGGTTCTTTATACGGCCATTCTATATGGGGACAATACATCGACGGTGGAGATATTAAGGGAACTTTATATGACGTAAAGAATATCTTTGCAACAGGGAATATAAATGCAGACGGTAGTGTAAATTCTGCTGGTGGTAATATAACAGAGATAAACACTAAACAGATTAGTATTTCTTAGAAAATGAATATTGTTTCAGAGATATACAACCCTGAGATAATGATGGGAACTGACGTCAGCAATATCGATAACAATATTTCTATTCACCTTTGTGATGATGAAGGTTTTTACTTCACAGATAAAGACAGGAATCTTGGTTTCGGTATAATGCCTGATTATCTTTCTTGTGGACTTGATATAGGTTCTACAAACTTCTATTCAGGTGCACAGGGCTGGAGAATAACAAACGACGGTACGGCAGAATTCCAGAACTTAAAGGTAAACGGTAATCTTGATGTCTATTCTATAACATACAATGAAATGAAGGCGACAAACGGTATTCTTTTGGTAACGGACGCCGCTCAAATACTAAAAGTTGTTGAAGACGAGAATACTGGAGACTGGATATTTACTACAGATGAATTCCCGCCATTCGCTCAGGATGATATTGTTCAGGTACAGTATAAAGTATCACAGACAAGAATATTTCAGATGAAAGGAGAGGTTGTTTCTGTAGCACAGGACGGAGAGAATACTGTTCGTGTTGCACCTTATAATACAGCAACAGGTTTTTCTTACAATTCAACTTCAACTTCTGCAGACAGACTTGGTGTAACAAAATTCACTGCTATTGATATAGAAACGTGTCAGGGAAAGTATCTTATAAGAATAGGAAATAAGTCTGACGCGAACAGACAGACGATTATCAAATTAAATCCTTATGACGGCGGTTATATCGACTTTCTTGCAGACTGCAGCACACTTGCATCAGCGGCCTGCAATGATTCAACAGCTAATTCAAACAAGGGGGTTTCAAAGACTAGACTTGGAGAACTATCAGGTGTTGTTTATAACGGTCAGGCATTAAGCGGTTATGGACTTTATTCTGATAATGTTTACTTGACAGGTGGAATAAAAAATCTTGACAATAAATGGCAATTAAATCGTGACGGATCAGGCCAGGTGGCACAGAATAAGATAAACTGGGACTCTTCAGGAAATCTTACAATCAAATTATCAGATTCTTCTACACTTGATGACAGGCTGAATTATCTATAGACGGAAATCAATGTATTACCAGGAGAAATAACACTTGATGTTTATGATAACTTAGAAGGTGATTTAAGAAGGACAGGTATTGATATTTCTACTGGTAAAATTACCTTACAGGCTGATAACACAACTATTATAGGAAATCTTAATATAACAGATTCATCAAATGGTATAACTATCTATGAGACAACAAATTATAATGATATAGAAAGAAAGGTTTAGAGGATAAACATTCAACCAAAACCTATTGATTCTTATAATAATATACAAAATGTAGACAAGTATACTTTCTGGAGGAATAACGGTTATGTTAGCCACACTGACAATACTTTCAATATAGAGACAGAATTAATAGAAAACTCTTCACAGACAACTGTATGGACATTCAACCAGAATGATATTATAGATTTTGATAATATAACCTGTCAATGGCTTTATAGTAATTCTGGAAGCAATGGAAATGCAGGAATACCAATAGTGACTCTGCGTGCTCAGACTGGCGGTGTTAATTATAATATCTGTACACAGAAGACGATGAATTAGGATTCAATTTATTATTACAAGCTGGGTGGTACTTTCAGATTCGTCGCACCTGTTACAGGAAGCTATAAGATTATTGCTACAATAACTTCTACTGCAAATAATCCTAATAACTATCAGACATATTATGTGTTCAATATGAGAATGACACAGACAAGCAATGCACAGACTTATATAGGAATAGACGGATTCTATTCTCGCGCAGGCGCTTATAATATGGTTTATGCTGGAAATGGAAACTTCACTATTCAACAGGGATTATCAGGACTCAGAATAAAACAGAGGGAAGCAGAAGAATCTAGTCCTACACCATTGAACGGAAGAATAGAAGTAGCTGCAAATATCATGGGGACTATACCTACACCAAAACCAAACTGGGTTCCTATATGGAATTACACTCCGTTATTAGAAATAGGTGCACAAAACTTTACTCAATAGCTAATCTATTATAACAATTCATCAGATCAGAAATATGCATATAAGGTAAACGTTGCAAATAATTACGGAATTATTTGGGTATCAACACGTGCAATGGACAACAATTTTAACTATCAGGAATCTTGGATTGTTTTACCAGATATAACTTATACACCAGAGGGAGAAACAAGCGTGGCAAGTCTTCCAAACGGATATACAGTGACTATAATCAATGATACAGATGCAAATATTCTCGTTACTCCATACAGGGGTTCTTCTTCCGGAACTGATGCTTTTGTTATTAGGGATGCAAACAGGAATTACAATCAAGTCTTTGAGATGGGTTCTTATCAGGATGGAAACGTTGTTAGATTTATAAAAGTAACAGGATATTATCCTTATTCGACTGTCTGGTTTGCTGATAAAGATACTTAATATAAAAGAAGAGGTTAGAAATTTGATTTTCTAACCTCCCTGGTGGATCAGAGGTAACTGTTATGTGGGGTGGTTAGAGCTGATACATATATGTGACTGCACTCAGATAAAATAAATACTAAAATAATAGTTTATAGTTATGCTTGATTTAAACTTAGTAAAGAAACACCTTAACATTGAGAAGGAATTCACGGATGATGATCTCTATATATGCAATCTTATAGAAGCTGCAGAATAGGTAGTAAAGAATGCTGTAATGCCTGACAAAGATGAGGATTTGCTTGATGAAGAAGGTGAATATCTTCCGAATGTCCGTCATGCCATATTGCTTCTGATCGGCACATGGTATACATCAAGGGAAAGTGTTACATTCGGAATGCCTCAGAAAGTGCCGCATGGATTTGATTATATTATCCAGCAGATAAAAACATACCATTTTTAATTATGAGTGTTATAGGAGCAGGAAGACTTAACGACCGTATAGAAATATGGTATCTTGATGTACAGACTACCGAATACGGAGATACACATGAAGAATGGAAATTCGCAGCTAATGCAAGGGCAATGGTTGATCATACAGGAGGCAATCTTTCTGTAGAAAACCATGAGCTCTGGAACAGCTATACCAAAAACTTCACTGTCCGTATTCATACAGACGTCAGGGACACAGACAGGATAAAGTATAACAACCATTGGTACAGGATTATTACTATTGATATAGACAGAGCAAGACAGACTAAAATTATTCAGACTGAATTAGTAAATGAGTGATGCAACTTTTACATATAGCGACGGTGGATTAACAAAGACACTGCAAGAGCTGCAAGGAAAGGATTTCAAGAGAATGGAAAAGAAAGCCATGAGGCGAGGTGCTTCTGTCATAAAAAGACAGACAGTTTCTAACTTCAAGAAAGAATTGCCTGCTGCTTCACAGTCTTCTGAAAAGTATTCTGACAGGCTTATAGATGCAGTTCGTTCAACGGTTTTTGAAGAGAATAATGAAATATACTTTAAGGTGCATGTTATGGGTACGAGAAAGAAGGATTCAGGTACATTCAGAGCTCGTTTCTTTGAGAAAGGAACAAAGGAAAGAAACGGTGACGGTCATAACAGAGGAAGTATTAAGGCAATGAATTTCTTTTCAAATGCTGTTTCATCTACCAGCAGTAAGGCATATAACGCCATAAACCAGACGTTTACTAAAGAAGTTCAGAAAATAATAGACAAGAAAAAAGAAGAGGTTAAAATTTAAAGGCTAAAAAATTTAGCCTTTATTTTTTATATTTTTGATAATATTCTTTTCTGTATTGTTTATATTTCTCTTTATTATTTTCTATATAATCTTTTGTTCTTTGTTTTATTTCTTCTTTATGTTTTTGATAATATTGTTTATGAAGTTGTTTTAGTCTTTCCTTATATTCATCATGAGTTTTTAAATAATTTCTCATATGATCTGCTTTATATTCTTTTTGATTTTTAGAAATTAATCCTGATTTATTTTTATTAAATCCATTGTTTATAGTATCATGTAAAATTATTAATTCTTGTTCTTTAATTTTTCTTTCTTCATTTGTCATATTTGTACAGTCTATATCAAACATTTCCATTGAAAAGTTTTCTCTTCCTTCTTCAAACATATATTTGTCTATATAACATATTTTATTATAAAAATGATATGCTTTTCGCCCATTAAAATTTTGTGTTTGCCCTATATAAATTATCTTATCTGTTCTTAAGTCTTTTATATAGTAAATACATTTAATCTTTTCCTCATCCATAATATAATTATACTTTATTATAATACAGATTTATATAGCAAGTGTTTACTAATATTATCAAGTATTATCTAAATTATAAATATAAAAAACAATTAATAGATATGGTTAAGTCAATCTTAATTACAAAATATCTCCGTAAGTTTTTACTTGATAATCAGGAATTACAAAAGGTAATAAGACCTACTAACATTTACCCTATAATAGCAAATCAAAATACACCTTTTCCTTATATAGTAATGTAGCGTACTGGCATAATATCAAAATATTCAAAAGGTGGTTTCTGCGAAGATTCATTAGAAATTGAAATAATTACAGTTTCAAATGATTATTCACAGTCTATAGAAATTGCACAGTTAATCAGAGAAACTTTAGATGGTAAGAGATATAGATCAGAAGAAATATGGTTTGATGATATTCAATTATAGTCTGCCACCGAGGAATTCGTTGACAATGCATATATTCAGAGATTAAGTTTCTCAATGAACATAAGAGATACAGAAGAATAAAGGTTGGAATAAAATCCAACCTTTTATTATAATAAGCAAAATTCTTTAATATCATTTTCTGTTCTTTTCCACTTGCCGACTTTAGGATGATCTTCATCATAATAATTACAATATTGAAAACAAAACTCAGGTTTCATATTTTCCAGTTTTTCAATCAATCCATCAAATGAATCTATTTCTTTCAAAGATATGTAATCTGTTTCATTCAATTTGATATTCTTTCCAAATCGTTTATTGAAATATTCTATATATGCAATATGCGGACACAGATAGATTTTTCCATCTCTGTAATTATTACAGCTTTTTTTATAAATACAGTTCTTAAGACAATCTATCTTACCTTCTGTTAAACGTATGTGTTGATAATGCCACTTTTTATTTTGTTTTCCATAATATACAACTATTAAACCCATCTTTCTAAGTTTGTCGATTATACCGGACAAGTCAATTATCCCGTAGTTAGTTATCTTTATTTCAATTCTGGAATTCAAACAAACATCATAAAAATCTTGTTTCATTTTTCCCAGTAATAGGCCATTTGTAACCAATGATATTTTAGTACTTGGAAACAATCCTCTTATTTGTTTCAGACAATCAGATATTTGTGGGTGAATCAAAGGTTCACCCCCCAATAATCTAAGCCATTTTAAATTGTCACCTACTTTGTCTTTAAGTAATCTTAAATCACTTATAATTGTATCTATTGACAGACATATCTTCTTGTCTATCAGAGATGAATAATGACTGCACCCTGCACATCTTAAGTTACAAGAATCTACCAAGTGATATTCTAAACCAAAATTGTTATTCATTTTCTATATTAATCAAAACAATTTTTCAGTAAACAGTTTCTCTTCAAACGGTAACAGGTTATGTTGTTCTCTTAATATATTAAGATAGTTAACAGCACCTTGATACGTTTTGAATCCTTCACTTATCGTTTGCACTAAACGATTATTAATACAATCGACTAAAAAATATCTCTGTCTTTTTTCATCCCATTTGGGAACTAATCTCTCTACATTTAACATACTATCATTTATTTAATTTTCTCTCTATACAAATTAACTCAATCAATATCATTATAAGTAGTAGTTCAATCATTGCTAATTTGTTTTATTTTCTTTGAATATGGACCTGTTCCATAAGGAATTCTTTCCTCTCCACGTTTGTATGGTTTATGGTTTCTCGGCTCCATTCTAATGGTAAAGGAATCCAAATCAAGTTCCTTTATAGTCTCTTTTATCATATCGACTTTCTCCTTGTATTCTTCCGGTATATTATCGTCAGTGTATATCCAGCAGTTATATTTCTTTGAGAAATTCCTATAGCTGTTATTGTTACTGGTCAGATGTGATATTGTCGTACATTGTATAGGGCATAGCAATCTGTTCTTATAATATTCAATGGTCTTGTCTTCATCGTTATAAACGACATATACAGGCTTCATCCTCTTGTATCGCTTTGTAAACGTCCTGCCCTGAACATTCTGGCTTCTTGTCATCCATTTCATGTTAGAAAGCCTGTTATTCTATGGGTTGTTATCCAAATGTGCAGCATCAAGCTAATCCATTCCTTCACACGGGCAGAAAGTTTCAAGCATAATCCTTCCTACATTGGCCACACGCATTTTATCCTTATTATGAAGGCATACCATGACATAACCATTCTATGAAAGCTTATTGCTTAACTGCTTCTTATTTTTTCCTCTCTTGTAGGTATAAATAACACCTTCCAGAGCATCACACCAATACCCTGGAAAATCCTTTATTTCCTTGAATGTTTCTGTTTCTTCCGGTTCCTAAAGAAACTACTAAATTAAATCTGTTGTTGTCATATTATTGAAATTAATTTTTAAAATATTTGAAGTGTTCTTATATATTATATATCCAAATTTTTAGTTAGTTTATAAATTAAAAATTTCAAATTCAGATATATATTAAAAAGAATGTGATCAGTAACGCTTTACCAACCACATTCACAAACAAAATATATCATAAAAATTAATTTAGAAATCGTTTATCAAAAAATAAAAAATTAAAAGTATAATGTTCTAATAATATGACAAACCCTAATAGAAAGATGATAAACGATCCTTAAAATAAAACGATCCTCACGGACAGTCTTATACATGACCAATAAAAATATGTTATATACATTATATATCATATACTAAAGTAAGTCTGATTTCCGTTTAAACTAAAAGGAATGTATATTATATAATAAGTATGAACAATAAAAATATGGTACCAGAATTAGATGCTAATATTTCTTCAGGGAATACTATAAATTCTTTGAATGGTATTATTATATCTGATCCTGAACAAATAAAAAGACGCTCTCTAAACCTAAAGATAGCACATAAATTATTAGCACCATATAAAAATATAAATTTAAGTAAGCTCCAATTTAAGGATGTTAATGATGATACTGTTTACTATACATACACCAGGAAAGGAAAAACTATGTATAAAACAGTCGAGCAGTATATTAAAGAAGCAGATAAGAGAAAGGAATATTATAAGAAGCATAGACCAAAAAGAGCACGTACCACTATTAATTATCCTCTTATAACAGACGATGATATATTGGATAATTTCAAAGGCATATACAATGATATAGAAAAATGGAAAGACTTCATTGATTATATGGAGAATGATAGAGAATATCATTTTTATGACAGCTATATTCAATATAATAAATTCGGCGTTGCTATTTGGCTTCCAAAAGGTCCACTAAACAAGGCGTATATGCATGACAGCGCAGTGTTTTTGGTTTCTGATCATATTAGCCATAAGAAATCAGGAGAAATAAGAAAACGTACTTTCAGAGATAAAGAAAAAAAGAAAATACGTACAGAGATAGCAAAACTGTTTATGAAAATATTGAATGGACATAATGTGCTCACATTCGAGAATCTGCTGTATCATGTTATGAAATACACATATAACTATGTTGCAATAATACAGTCTAAATTATATACGTATAACATATATAAGGCTTGTGAAAGTCTATATTCAAAATACTTAGAAACTGGAGAAATCGGAATACCTGAACATGGTTCCGATAATAAAGCACATCATAAAATATTCTATTATAAGAGTGAGAAAATAAAGAATAGCAAGGAAACGCAAGAATATATTAGAGAATACAAAGAATCAAAGAGAAATATAGACATTGACAGTAAAATAACAATATTAGAAAATGTCATTAGATATTGCAAGGATTATGGTAAGCCTTTGACATGGCAGAATATCGCATATGAATACTCCAGACAGCTCAATAAGGTCAAAGACGGTAAAGTGCAAGCCATATCATTTCCGACTTACCAGAGACTTTATAAACAGCTTCTATCAAGACATAATGCATATGTTCTTACAGACGCAGAGAAAGAACAATTAAAAGCGGAATACGAAGAAAAGAGGAACTATATAGAGAACATAAAAGTACATACACTAAAAGAAGAGCAAAATTGGCATAATCCTACATCAGACAAGGATTTCAAAAATCCTATAATAGAAAACAAGAAAAAGCATGAACTAGATACTTTAAGAGCTATATATGAAGCCAGAACGTCTATAGAAAAAGCTGATATAAAGACAGAAAGAAAACAACAGGAAAGGTCTTTATGGCATAATATACTTAGAGATAATATATCATTGACTTATAAAACATTCATTGAGCAATATCCTGAATATAAGGATAGCGTAACAGAAAACGCATTTAAACACACAAAAACAAAATTAAAGAAGAAATATGGTAGATGAAGAAAACACATTTCCTGGATGGATGGAAGATGATGAACTGATATATGAATATGTTGATGATCCATACGACTTTGAAATTTACTCATTAGGTGGATATAATAACTTCTTATCGAAATACAAAGAAATTATCTATAATGAATATGACTTAACAATATACTATATTAAACAAAGAGAATACCTGTTAGAGCAGATCATGAATAAGAAAGTGAAATTCTCTACCAGAAAAGAAAGGAATAAAGTAATAAAGAGATTAAAGAAAGAAATATCTGAGTTATACAATAAAGAATTGGAATTACAAGGTAAGAAAATGTATCGTTCATGGGATAAACTGCCTAAACATATACACGATTATCCAAATGATAATAATGTATGGTTTCCGTATATTGATGATGAATTTGATGAGTTATTTTTAAAGTAAGTATGTGTGTTGTATTGTACACCAGGTATTCTGATTTCTAATCCTGCCATGTTCTTTCTTTGGTTAGTTGTTTAGATATTTATTACCTGTACCATATACCTACTCTGGAAAGTATTTCACACACAGGAAACTTCCAACAGATAAGGAATGA